ATGTACGCGCTTGCCGATTACACCAAGACTTTTGACTGGTATGCATTCGGCAAAACGCCCCTGGAGATTGCGGAACGCGTCAAGGACATTTGCCAAGACGCCGACCACGTCATTATCACAGACTTTTCCCGTTTCGACGGACGCGTATCACCACTCCTTCGTGAGTTTGAATTGCGCTTGCTGTTAGCCATCTTCCCCCTTGAATACCATGCATCCATTACTGATATGCACCGTTCCCAATATGTTGGGAAAGCAGTGACTCGTCATGGTGTATGGTTTGAGGGTGGCACTTCCCGCCGATCCGGTAGTCCGGAAACATCTATTATGAACACCATCGCAAATGCATTTATTGCCTACCTTACCCTCAGTACCCAGCGCTACTCCGAGGGAAAACTCTCACCCGCCGCAGCCTTTAGCAATCTTGGAATTTATGGTGGCGACGACGGCTTGACTCCAAACGTCAATAAAGACGTATATGAGTATGCGAGCCGTTCCGTTGGCCAGGTCTTGACGAGTGACGTCGTATATAGCGGTTTACCCGGCGTCACGTTCTTGTCGAGATATTATAGCCCGGCCGTGTGGACTGGGTCGACTAACTCATGTTGTGATGTCCAACGACAACTGAGAAAGTTTCACACGACCACCACGAACTTTGATCCCAAGATATGCCTTATAGAAAAGGCCCGAGCCTACTGTATGACTGACGCTAATACTCCCTTGATCGGAGATTACTGTCGCGCAGTCTTGACGTACGCCGGCGCCGGCCAGTGCAGTGAGACCTACCGTGATCTCTGGGGCTGGTTTGCGCGAGTTGATCTAGAAGACCAATACCCAAATGTGACTGAACCGTGGATGCACGACCTTGTAGCAAGGCAACTTCCCGCGGTGGACCCCGATGTGCTCAGCACGTTTCTTGCAACTGTTAATAACATCGACAACCTTCTTTCGCCTCCCCTTTTATGGATACCTCCCGTTGAGACAAAACATCCGATTGTGGTTGATGGCGACATTGTCCTTCCTCCCAGGAAAGTAGACGATGCTTCCCTTCTCAAATCTGAGAAACGCCGTCGAGCCGCTAAGCCTAAGGCAAAAGCCAAGGCTAAGCCTGCTCCTCGACCTCGCCCGGCGCCCCCAAAACGGGGACGGGCGAAGGCATAGACGCGCGGGGTTGTGGTTTCGGGCTGTTGGAGGACAGCCCATGAATGTACCCATAAACATTCTAAAACGCATTATGGCCCCAGTTAAGAAGAATCAAAACAACAAAATAACCGCCGCCAAGGCCAAGACTAAGTCCCAATCTCGGGCACAGTCAGTGCCGGCCGCATTCATCACCTCCCGACCCAAGGCTAGTATAGCCCGCTCTGTTCCCGGTAAACGTGACGCTTTTAGCGGAACCGACCTCCTCGTCAATGACCTAGCAGGTGCTACGTCCTTTTCAGCAACCAAGTACCAGATTAATCCTGGACTGGCTATTCTGAAAGGATTGAAAGCATATGCTTCCAGGTATGACAAGTATCGGTTCAAGAAGTTTGAGCTGATTTACGTCCCGAAACAGGCCGTCTCAACCACCAAAGGAATGGTACACTTAGGCTATGACCTTAATCCAGTCCATGGTGTACCGGCCGACCTCAATGATCTTAGTGTTTATGAGTTTCATGACTACACTCAGGTCTATGGGGAGCTGCATTGTCACATGCCCACCTCCAGAATGGAGAAGAAGAGGTTTGTGCGATGTGGCCCCGCCCCTGGTGCCCAGCAACTCTATGACCCATTTAGTGTCATAATTGCTGTTGACGCCATGGCGGACACCACTGCTGTTGGCGATGTATTCGTCAGCTATGAAGTGGAGTTTTTCGGTCGACAGATTGAGCCAAGCACCGTCGCCCCCCAAAGTTATGCCGTCCTTAACTTGTCCTCAGCACAAGCTCTAACGACTTCCAACGCATCAACTGTTGTGTGGGACGAAACTATTGTGGACACTATTGGTGTTTCTAACGCCAGTGGTGTTCTCACATTAGGGTGTGGCGCATTCCAGATCGATAGTGAAATCACATGCTTTGACACCTCGAGTGAGAATTTCCGGGTGACCGTGGAGCTCTATAAGAACTCAGCGGCGCTCTCTCCTCCTCAGCTAGCCGCACAGTTAGTCGCAGCAGGCAGCGAGAACCATGTTTCTAGCAGCTTCTTTGTGCAGTGCGATGAAGATGACACTATCTTGATCCGAGTGACGCCAGTCGGATCAGCAGGTACACTGACAGCGATGCAAGATCGCTGTCGACTTAGAATCAAATCGGTTTAGATCCCGTTTTGCCTTCACATGGTAGACCTACTATGTTGTAAATCCTCC